CTTAATAAGTTGTGCCTTCGTCATATCCCGAGTATCTTTCTCTGCCAGAGCATCATTAATCTCTTTATTTGTAGAAAGCATACCTAAAGAGTCTAGAACAAAAATACAAGGGTTCCTATCTTCTTCCTTTTTTTTCAGGTAAATATCAACTGCCTTAAGTGCTTTAGTACGGAACTCTTCTACCGTAACGACATTGACCACCACCAGGCGAGTTGTGTCAACTCCCCGACTCTCCAAAAGGGACTTAGTGATTGCCGCTTCAGTATCAAAATACAAACAATATCCAGTAGGATTATTATCAAGAAAGTTTTTAACGACAGCCAAAGAAAAGAAAGTTTTTCCAGTAGAAGTTTCCCCTGCGATTGCAGTAATCTTATTACCAGATACCCCACCAAAAATACTACCAGATACAAGAGCGTTAAAGATGTATGAACCTGTATCCACATATGTTTCAGTTTCATCAATGTCTGACGCCAATTGGGTGTATTCTCCACCAATCTCCTTTACAATATCTTTTAAAAAGTCCATGATTTTTATACAAAAAATGATTCTAGAGTGGAACGTTCTTTATAATCCCATCCAATACAATTAAGAATGGATTTTAGGGGATCTAAAAATGATTTTTCAAATTGCAATTCATAATCAATGTAATTATCAATTCCAATTTCAGTTGGAAATCTTTGAATGAATGAGATTACGTTCTCATGAATTGGGTTCGGTTTTTTCAAATAGCAGAATTTTATCTTCTCCCCATTATGGATCAAAGCATACTTTTTGTCAAGCCCCCCATTCTTAATATAATGATTATATAGAAGTGCCCCACGAACATGAATTGGAGTTCCCTTAGAATAAATTTCATTCACACTTCTATACTTAACAACATCTGATACTGATCTTGGAAATGAAATTTCTTCAGGAGAAAGGTTGTTGAATTCGCTTTTACATTTAGAAATAAATTTAATCATATCACTTTCAGTGCCAGCCATAATAACTTTGAGGGCATCCTTAATCATCTGGCGACATGATGCTGGAGTTGATGATTTAACTGCTTCAATACCCATCATCTTAAGTTTAGGTTCAGAATATCGAACACCCTCACTATCATAAACATTAAGAATATATCTTTTTTTAGCAACCCAGATTCCACGATCAGCAATACACTCACGCTTCATCTGCATTTTTTGTTGATATGCGTTTAGGTATTTCGCCAATTCTTCATAAGAATTTTCAATATACTTTTCAAGTTCCACTTGACAGATCTTATCAAGGAACGAAACAACGCCTTCAGTAGTTTTCTCTCTTCCCTTGTATACAGTTTCAACCAGAGGACCCATATTAAGATAAATGGAATCGGTATCAGAAGCAATAACATAGTCAACATCATTTGTTTTGAGAACTTTGTTTAGGTATTTGTTAATTTTGTCTTCGATCCAACGAATTGAAACTTGCCCCGAAAGAGTGATTGCCTCCGCATTTGCTAGTTTAAAATAACGGAAGTACTGATTACCAATAGCACCATAAGCACTATTAAGTTGAATCTTCCTTGCCATTTGGATGTTGTTACACCGTGCAATCTCCTTTTCCAGTGCTTTTGTCTTTTTCTTTTCATATTCCTGTTTTGCCGCAATCATTTTCTTCTTATAGATGGTGCGATCTTTATAGATCTTTTCCATCAGTTCGGGAAGAAATCCCTTTACCCTGCGGTAGAGTGCTCCATTCGCAGTCATAGTGAGATTTACTTTTGTTAGTGGTGTTAAATCCAACTCTTGGTTTAGAAGTTTGTCTACACTCACCTTTGTAGTAAGTTCCCTTACCTGTTTAAGTGCCTCCAGTTCTTCTACAATTTCCTCACGGGACATTTTACGAACATCTTTCCACATTTCAATTCTCCATAATTTTAGTATGTTTTTTGCGGTTTTCACTCATAGTAATAATCTGCAAGTTGTTTTCATGATGCTTCCCCCCTTTTGAAATTGGAATAATGTGGTCTACTTCGTGAGGAACACTGGTCTCTTCTGTTAATCGTTTTGCTTCACAATAAATTTCATTTATTTTTTGCTGATTTGCAGTTTCATCAAAAGCATCTCTTATCCTACATCTTCTACGAGCAGCAACAGAGTTCAAAACTGCCCTCTTATGTTCTTCACCCAAATATCTAAATTTAGTAGAGCAAGAATGAGAACAAAAACGAAGTTTCCATTTTTCACTTATTGCCCTAAATCTACTTACGATAAATGGAGAACTACAATTTTCACAGTAAAGAGTTTCCTTTCTCTCTTTATTTTTATTCTCCAAATGTTTAGGTTTTTGGAGTCCATACTTTCGTATTTTTTGTTTAATAAGAGGGTCAGAGCATCCAAAAAAATCAGCACACTCTTTACGACTTTTGTTTTCAAGAATATAAAGTTGGTGTAGTTGTTCTTTAGTTATGTTGAATTTTGGTTGCATTTATTTTATTATATCCACACATTATTATTTATAAGATGAGGATATTCTACAACATTTTCTCCAATTCAGCAATACGATTATTAAGTTCGTGCTTTTCAACAAGTGTTTCTGGGGATATTGCGTATTGCATAATCAGGTGAGGATACAGTGAGTTAAGGTCAAAGTTCACTACCCAATCATACACACCAGGAATAGGTTCCTTTACATAAGCACCAGCATACTTGGAATCTTTATCAGTTCTTTCCTTTGGAGGAATTACAATATCTTGACTCTTAAGATAGTTGTAGATAATCGTATCCCACATACGAACCTGAAAAAATACATCTGCATAATTCACTTTGGCGTCATATGCCATCGTAAGTGCAAGTTCAATGAGTTTCATCTTGTCTTCCAATCGGTCAACAAGTTCCACGTCAACGATGTTGTATTCTACAAACTTCTGCCAACCTTTGGTATAAAAGTCTTTGAATGTATCAAACTCGGAGTGATCAAGTTTTTGTTGTTGCAATTCCACACTTGCGATATGGTCAAGGCGATAAGATTCCTGATTTGTATAAGTAAATTTCTTATACAACTCCAGATAATCCAGTTGAGTTACTCCACCAATATCATAAACAATCTGTTTACGACCAGCAATGAATACTTCAGATTCCGTTACAAGTCCCCAAGGAGACAAACGTTTCATTAATTTTTCACCCAAAATTCTATCCATACGACGAGCAATGTATGGCATATCATATAACTGATTATTCCACCCAGTCACAATCTCTGGTGTATTATTCATCCACCAGTGAATGAAGTCGTTGAGCATATCATATTCAGTAGAGAACTGACGATACTCAACATTCTTTTGATTATTCTGAAAAGGACCAACACCCCAGGTTGTGATTTTCTTTGTATTATAATCCTGAATTGTAACCAGAAGCATTTCCTCGGCAGCACTTGCCACATCGGGAAATCCATTTTCTGATGCAACCTCAATGTCAATTGTTACAAGTTTGATTTTAGAAATATCAAATTTGATTTGCTCTTCTGGATAGTTGTCAGAGATATATTGATAGATGTATCGGTCGTTTCCATAAATTTTGAAACTCTCAACACCATTATACGTCTTGATAAAATCACGACAATCACGCACAGAACCAGGTTGAATTGGTTCCACACATTCACCGTTCAGTGTCTTATATTTTGTTTGTTTTTTAGAAGGGACAAAAAGAGTCGGAGAAAACTTCTCACGGATCATGAAACTGTTTCCATTTTCATAACCACGGACCAAGAAGTGATCCCCGACCATCTGAACGTTTGTATAAAATCTCATTAGGCAGTTAGTTCAAGATACTTTTCAACAATTTCGGGAGTTGGATCTGCGATTGTAAGAATACTATCAGAATGAATCATCAATTCAGTTTGATTAGTAACCTCTGGCCAACGTTGGAGGCCATCTTCACCAAAAAACCGATAAGGATTAATCAGTTTACAATCAGGTTCTCCAAGTTCAGAACCAACTTCAACAATTTCAGTAATCAATATTGTGTCAACCTTCAATAGGAGGCACTTCACGTTCCGTTCCATTTACCTTTTCCTCATACATTTTTTTAATAGTTTTGACTGGTTCAACAATAGTTACAATCCAATCAGGTCGAACTGGAATCTCATCATCACTTGTGAAAAGAATCCAAGAGGAGAATGTAATACTCACAGAATCAGATTCTGTTGGTTGTTCTGTTAAGAAGATTGAGTTACTGACTTCTATTTTATGGGGTTTTGTAAAAAGATAACCACATACTTTTTCGTCAGAAATCAACTCCTTAATATCAGCAATTACTGATTCTCCGGATTTTAATAGAGCAATCTTTACAGACATTTTTAGGTTTCCTCTCAAGTCATTATAGCACAAAAAAAAGGGAGGTGCAACTGGATTTTGCCAGTTACCTCCCTGCGGCGACAATATTCAATTCTATTTATTTCAATTCATAAACTTTCTTTTTCTGATGCTCTGGAATCACTCTTTTAATTTTAATGGTGAGAAGTCCATCAACAAATGCAGTATCACAAACTTCTACATCATCAGAAAGAGTCCACGTGCGGGTGAACGCCCTCTTTGCCAATCCTTGGTGTAGATACTCATCATCAGAACCACTTACCTTCTTTGCTTCCACAAAGAGTTTATTCCATTCCGTAGTGACTTCAATATCTTCTTTTTTATATCCAGCAAGTGCAATTTCTAATCTGAAATCAGTACTACTTTCTTTGACTAGATTGTATGGTGGATAGTTAGTATGCGTCTCATAGGCAGTATCAAACCTTTTAAACCACTCATCCAATCCAATACTATTTCTTTTAATCTCCATCAGATACTTAGCAGTTTCTGGTACTGAGAGTGTAAGTGAACTTGTTCCGAACA